GTAATCGCCGCTCGAACCAGCCGTACTGGAATAGCCGCTCGAACCAGCCGTACTGGAATAGCCGCTCGAACCAGCCGTACTGTAATAGCCGCTCGAACCAGCCGTACTGTAATAGCCGCTGGAAAAAGGTTCTTTGCCCTCCACCCGATTAAAAACAGCATTCACTGTAGCTTTTACCAGCCCTGCAAAATTCACCTCACCTTTCACCGTCAGCTCAGTGCAGGCCAGTTTACTGCCATTTCCACTTTTATCCACGTTCCCGCCGCACTCGACCTCAAAAAAGCGCGGGCCATCCTTCAACGGGTAGTAGTGCAGCACATCCAGCGGGTTCTCGCAGGCGTGCATTCCGGCGATACAGTAGTCGGCCTTGTCCTCATGGTAGGTCTTACCCACCTCATACTGCTTGCCACGACACTGCATATTTTTGTTCATGGCCTTGTAGGCGATGATTTTCTCACTCATGGTGTCCTCCTTACCCTCTTGCGATCACTTCTGCGCCGATCAGCCGCCCCGCCGGGGCGCAGGCACGGTCAAACAGGCTGGTCTGGCCGTTGGTCTGCTGGATCAGCATCACGGTGTTGGTGCTGGGCTTCCACCGCTGGATGTACTCCACAGCCTCGTCAAAGCGCTTGCGGGGGATGTTGCCCACGCTGTTTACCCTGAACCAGTCCTGCACATCGTGGTTGCACTCGCTGTACACCTTGCTGCGCACATGGTTGTCGATGTAGGCCGGCGCATCCTCGCCGCCCAGGGCGCTGATCACCGACCGGCTGATGCTCTTGCGCAGTACGCGCTGTTGGTTGTAGTCCACCGTCATGGTGTTCTCCAGCGCCGTGAGCCGCTGCTCCTGTTTCTGGGTGCGGTCGTCCAGCAGGAACAGCGCCTGCATCTCCTTGCTGAGCTTGGGCATCATGTAGCTGCCAGTCTTGCGGATGCTGGGGATGATCTCATCGGCAACCAGCGCCTGGAACTTCTCGGCAACGGGGTTGTTTGCCTTCATGGCGAGCCTGTAGAAAACATTCTCCGGGATGTAGCTGTCTTTCCCCCATTTGTGGGGGAAACCGAATTCCGCCAGATACTGTTCGACACGCTCCCAACGGATAGAAGTGTACTCGGTGCCGTTCTTGTTCTGGGTCTGGGTGAACCCCAGCCCTCGGGCGACGTCCTCAAGTTTCAGATACGCGGTTCCGTCCTTCTCGTAGCAGGACACCCCGGATATTAGAACCGGGGTCAGATTGGTGTTGGTCATGCTTTGGTCTTCCTCTCTTTGATAAGCTCTTCCAATGCTGCTTCCATCTTGCTGCGGGCTTCGCTTGGGGTTCGCAGGCCGTTCAGGATCATCGAACAGTAACCTTTCGTCCAGCCAAGACGTGCGGCAAGCTCCGTCATGGTGATTTTGTTGTTGTGCATGCGACCGATTAAATCGCCTGTCCAAACTTCGGGCACTCTTACACCTCCGTTTCAAATGTGGTTTGAATCGCTTCCATGATGGGCGCAAGCTCTTCCAGCGTGCTGTACTTCTGCCGGTAGGTTTGTGCATCCCGCCGCGCGTCTGCCATCATCTGGTCATACAGCGCGGGCTTTTGCAGAACTTCCTGCATCGGCATATAGCAGCGCACGCCTTCCTGTGCCTGCGCGTCATCCGCTTCCGGCTCCGGCTTCCGAACAACGTCCTCAAACTTGAGCGGTTTCTGTTCGATGACCCGGACATTGACATATGCCCTTACCGGCGGGCGGGAATCCACCCGAATGATGCGCACCGACCCGATCATCTTCCGCGCCTGCCCCTCCCGATACCTCTCGGCGGCAACATCGTCCCGCCACTCGAAGTCCTCATGCAGCACCGATTCCTCCGGTCGTGCATCCTCGACCACAGCCTCTGGGGTCAGTTTGCCTTCCCGCTGGCGGATGTTCTCAAACGCATCATGCGCCTGTTCTGCGGTAGCGTGGTAGAACGAATCTGTTTTTTTGTCCTTCCATGCATACCCTGCAATTTGTTTCATGCTTGAACCTCCTTGGTTTATTTGGCAATCCATGCCAGCCTCGCCACAACAAGCACCGCACCGCCTCACCTCACATCGACTGCCTAAACCTGCCTAACCCTAACTAATCCTGCCTAGCCAGCCTGACCAAACTTGACCGTTCCGCAACAAAGCTCGCCATATCGCGCCATGCCAGCCATTACCAACCATGCCATTTCTTACAGTGCCGTACCCAGCCTCACCAGCCGAACCTATCCATATCAAGCCTCTCCGCAGCTAAACACACCCCGACAGCCTAGCCAAGCCTGGCCTTACCCGACCACGTCCCGACTCACCTTGCCTGTCCACGCCAGCCTTACCGAAACGTGCCATTCCGAAGCAAACCTAACCGGGACACGCCCCGCCAGCCAAACCATGCCATTCTTGCATTGACTTTCCGTAACAGGCCGTGCCTAACCAGCCAAATCACTCAGACATTGGGCTGCACATGGAACTTGCCGTTGATTCCGCCCTTCTCGATGCGCCATTCACCGATGCCGCACATATCGCCGCCAAGCTCGATCATGTTGACCAGGCTTTCCTCGTCGATCATGCCGTTCTGGTTGTACTCGATCACCAGATCGGCATACCAGTTCTTGAATTCCGGGCGGTAGCGCAGGTCAGACGTGCCCATGCCGATCTTTACCTCATCTTCCCGGTGCTCAAACTTTGGCTTACCCTCGTCAAAGGTCTTGATCTCGATGAACTCCGTGCTGTTGGTGCCAAAAACATGAAACAGACCGTTGCCGGTCACTTTGTTCTTCATGTAGCCCAGGCGGTACGCAGCTGAAATAGCCGCCGCCTTTACTGCACAAGCAGGGAAACCGAACCGCTCCGTTGTGCCGTATTTATCCAGAAGCTCCTTCGTCCAGTCGGAATATGCCACGTCCGGCTTGCCATCCAGCCAGTAGAGCGCCTCGGCGGTCTCGCCATACGGGTTCTTTGCCACCTTGTCCTTTTTCAGGAGCTTCTTGCCCTGCTGGGATGCAAGCATCTCTTTCTTTGCCTTCTCGCTCCATGCGTGGACGATCAGGCTGCTGTCGCCAACGATGCGGATCTGGAAAATCTTCTTATCGGGGCGACGGATGATGATGGGGGCGATTGCGTTGTCTGATGCTTTCATGCTTTTTTCTCCTTTTTCAATGGGTTGGTCAAAATACCAGTTGAAAAAGTTTACAAAGTGTGTTACTATGTAGTTGCAGAATACAAGTAAAAACAGCTTGAGCGGTTACCCGCTTGGGCTTTGTGTTTTGTTAACTATTTCAACTGACAAGAGCATTATACAGCTAGCAAAGTTAGTTGTCAACATTTTTTACTAACTTTACTAGCTTTCGTGGATATGCACAGAAACGGAGTGCTGTTATGAGCATTTTTTACGAAAACTATTTGAAGCTGTGTGCTGCTCGACAAGAATCTCCAACTGCCGTGTCGAAAAAAATAGGTCTTTCCAATGCGGCAGCAACTGGATGGAAAAAAGGAAAGAAGCCCACAGAAGTGACGTTAGAAAAGTTAGCTGTCTATTTTGGCGTTGCACGGGAGGACTTGACCGGCGAGGAACAAAAAGAAAAGCCCAGCACCCCGGAGGGCGTGGACTTGTCCAGCCTGTCTCCTGAAGACGCTGAGCTTGTAAGACGGATTCTTGGAGCTTCGGAAGCGAAAAAGAACGCTATCCGAGAACTTCTCTAATCCTTATTAAGAATAACGAGGACTTTCTGACGAAATGCAGGGTCACTCTTTAGCTTTTCGATGATTTTTCTGATTTCGTCCGGGCTAAACCGTGTGTCCTGCATTTTTTGTTCCTCCTTATAATAAAATATGTGTGAGGTGTACCCATGGCAAATACTTGTCCTGTCTGCGGTGGAAAGCTGGGCTTACTCAACCGCGAAAAGAGCGCCGACGGTCTGATCTGCGCCGGATGCAGCAACTTCTTTTACTCAAAACTTGGCTTCCGAGCTGCAAAGCAGCCGACAGATGCACTTGCGGCATACTGGGTAACGATGGAGCAGCGCCGGGCGGCATTTAAGGAGACCGATTCCATCTATGACGGAGATTCTCTTTTTGTGTCCATCGACAAAAGCAATCGCTTCTTTTTCTTTGGTCACCGCAGCGGCGACAAAGGCCCGCGCGTGATCTACAGCTTTGATGAGGTCGCCGGGTACGAATCAGATGCGGATGACGTGATGGTCACGCAGTCCGTTGGCGGCATTGGCCGTGCTGTGGTAGGCGCTGCCGTTGCCGGGCCCGTCGGTGCGATCGTGGGCGCTTCCACCGCCAAAAGTGAGACCCGGAAGGGACGCAGCAAGGAAAATGTCTCTATCCGCTTTGAGCTCCCTCTGGGAGAGCAGGTCCTTCCGGTCCAGAAGTACCCCGGCGGCACCACGGAGTTTCTGAAGGAATGCACCTCTGGGAAGGAAAAGGCCGCGAAACCGACAACGGCGGCTGGAAGTGTTGCGGATGAACTGCTGAAATTCAAGCAGCTTCTTGACCTTGGTGCCATCACCGAGGATGAGTACGCAGCAAAGAAATCTCAGCTGCTTGGTATGTAAGTTTGTTTACAACCGCATTATACAACTGCATGTTGTTGCAGTCAATGGGTTTGCCCATCACTCTTTTTGATAGGTTGCATCGAGTTGTTGCATTTTTTGCAACAATTCCCCTGCTCCGGTCACTGCGCCGCCGGGCGTTTTGGCCGTCATATGTAATGCGTGCAGTGTATTGATCTTGCGGGCGGCGTACATGGTGGCAAGGGCTTGCTGCTCCGGAGTCATATCAACGTAGCAGGCAAGCGCGGCGCGGATGTGCGTGCAAAAGTGGCTCATCTTCTCCATAGTCAATTCTCCCAAGGCTGTGGTGTGCGGTCGGTTCCGGTCAAAACGGTGGCGGGCATACCGTCGATGATGGTCGTTTCGGTTTCTTTACCATTTCTTTGCTCAAAATCCATTTTGTTTTCCCCTTTCTTTTGTGCACATTTATGTCTTATGTTCCAAATTCTACCATGCGCCGTTGGAAAACAAAATACGGATATTTTTTGTCGAATGGCGCAGAAAAAAGCTGCGCCATTTTCTGTTAAAAACACGTTGGTTTTACGGGGGCGAAAGTATGAGTTATTTTACGGCAACCCAGATTGGAAAAGCGCTTGCAAAGGCCAGGGTATCTGCCGGCCTGAGCCAAGTGGAGATCGCAAGGCTCATCGAGAAGGGTGAGAGGACGGTACAGAGCTGGGAAAAAGGCTGCACCAGCCCGGACAGTGACGAGGTCATGGATTGGTGCACAGCATGTGGGGTGTCCCCCATCACCGTGTTTATGGAGATGCTGCACCCAGATCTGTATGCGGTTTCCGACAGCGAAAGGCTGGAAGATTCTGTAGATTGGGAGCTGCATCTGCTGATGAGGGCTCTGCCGCCCATCACGAAGCGACTGCTGCTTTTCATTCTGAAGGGCCGACACGGCAGCAGTCCGACTGCGGTGATCTCCGAGATGGCCGCAAACCTGCACTGCCCACTCAACAACCGGGTTAGCGTGTGCGGGACCATCATAGACCAGTATACCTATGCGCAGATTGCTGGCCTTGACCCATGCCCGGACGCTCCGCATCCTCCCATTGACGACCTGAAGATCAACTACAGGGCCGGAAGGGCCGCTGCTGAAAATGGTGCATTCGGATATATCGGGCAGAAAAAGGAGTAAGTCATGAAATGCGTGAGACCATGCTGCCGGAAGGAAATCCCGGATGGTGCTTCTTTTTGTCCGTGGTGCGGGAAGAAACAGCCGGAAGCCGCCCCGCAGCAAAGAAAAAAACGCCGCCGTCCAAAGGGCAGCGGCAGCGTGTATAAACTGAGCGGGGCGCGGGCAAGACCGTATGTGGCGCTTACAGCCTGCAGGGATGTTTTGGGCACGTTTGAAACAGCAGGCGAAGCAGTACAAGCGCTGGACGCTTACAACGCCCAGAACACCCCCGCTGCGCTTCTGAAATGCACCTTTGCAGATGCCTATACCCAATGGAAAGCTCAGCCAAAGTTTCAAAAGCTCAGCACGGACATGCAAAAGGGGTACGAGCTGGCTTATGCAAAGGCTGCTCCGCTATACGACCGACAATTGCGGGACTTGAAAGCGGCAGATTATCAACAGGTCATTGACGCAATGGTGGAAAAAGGGCTCTCCCGAAGCTCCTGTGAAAAACAGCGCACGCTTTTTAGCCAGATCTGCGAGTGGGCAATGGCGCAGGACATCATAAACAAAAATTATGCCATGCTACTGCAGCTCCCGGCGGCTACAGGAAAAGCGGAGCGCACTCTGACTGCAGCCGAGATAGAGCAGATCAGCATCTACCAGAATGACCCAAAATTCGGGCAGACGGCTCAGATCGCCATGGTGCTGCTGTACACCGGTATGCGCATTGATGAACTGCTCTCTATGCGCTGTGAGGATGTGCATATGAAGGAGCACTATATGCAGGGCGGCGAAAAGACCGAGGCAGGCAAAAACCGCATTATCCCGATTCTTGAACCGATTTACAAGACGGTAGCTTTTTGGATGCTGAACAGCGGGTGCGAATGGCTGATACCATCCAAGACCGGCACAAAGCTGGACAAACGCAATGTGGCTACAAAATTCCGTGCCCTGATGCAGGAATGCCATATAGAGGGGGTGCACCCACACACCCTGCGTCATACGGCCAGCAGTAAAATGGTGGAGTGTGGTCTGGAAAAAACCGCTGTGCAGGCAATCCTCGGTCACAAGAATTTCTCCACCACGGCAAACAAGTACGTGTCACACAACGACCCGGCATATTTGTTGCGGGAAATGCAGAAGATGAAGTATTGACTTGTTAGATTGTTTGTTAGATTATCACACGTTTTCAGGTGTTTTTGCACGGTTTCAACAAAAAGAAAAGCGTATAGGCGACTTGTTTTTATCGCCTATACGCTTATTTTTGGAGCTGGTGACAGGAGTTGAACCTGCAACCCACTGATTACAAATCAAATTTATTTTACGTTTTACTGTAAATAATTATTTATCTGTTGGCTTTCCGTTAGACTATATATCCCATGCCCAAACGTTGAAGCCTATGTGAAAATAGCACACTCTATGTCTTTTTACAAGTCGCTTATCTTTCGCATTACGAGCTCATACTCTTTTGGGTACACCAGCTTTATTGCCTTCATGTGCTCGTCAAGCACCTGCATCAGACCGCCAAAAGGAACAGAGCTGGCAGCCGCCACAAAGTCGCTTTGCGGCTCTGCTGCTGCAGAGTACGCCGTCAGGCAGCTTACAGGCGGCAATTCCTTAGTCTGCGTTTCGGGTACATGTGCTTCTTCCAGCTCGTCTCGCACAGTACAAAGGGCAGCAAGCTTGTTGACGCTCTGCCAGCTGGTTTCCTCGCACTTGAGCTTGCGGATATGCTCGTTGATCTCGTCAATGTCCACGCCTGCTGCCCCCTTCCTCATGCGTTCCGCAGGATGTCGGCTGCCCGCTTGTAGGCATCACGCTCTGCGCCGGTGGCGTTCTGCATCATGTCCTCGATGTCAGAGATCATGCGCTCACGGCCATCCGTGCGGGAGTAATGCCCACGAACATAGTGACGGCCTCGGTTGGCATAGCTGTTCCCCCGGTTGTAACCGTTTCCGGCATCGTGGCCGAAAGTCCCGCGCATGTCAGCTTCCCACTCGCCCGCACGACTGTACTCGCCGCTCTCGCAGTAGTCCGCAATGCGGTGGATGTCCAGAATGACATCCAAGATCTCGCCGATCATCTCAACATCACCCGGGGAACGGTTCTTTTTGTCGGTCAGCTCCATGAGCTCGTCGCACATTTCATCTTTCAGATGGTTCAGTTTATCCAGCATGTCTTTATCTCCTTTCTTATGCTACCCGCTCAACGATCAGGTTGCTGTTTGCAATGTTGACCGCCTGCGTGCCGGTGTTTTTAACCGCCACGGTCAAGCAGCAGCCGCGCGGCACCTCGATGAACGCAGCAACGAAAACGTTGAAGTAGTTTTCGACTGCAGCAGGTGTGACAATGGCGGTCGCGCTATTGAGTGCCTCACCGCCGACAGCCAGCGCCACGGAAACGGGCCCCACGGTGCCGCCGGTGGGAATGGCGATATTTCCGCCAAAGCTCACCTTGAAGCGGGCCCGGCACTGCCCGCTTGTTCGGCCGCGCAGCGTCACAAGGCCGCTGCCAGCACGGTGCACAATGCACGCAGGCGCTTTCGCCGCAGTCTCGGTGAGGGGAAGGTTCTGCCCCACTGCCACAGTCTGGGTTGCGACAGATGTAAATTCAGCCATTTTATCGGCTCCTTTCATAATAAAAACGCCGGGACTTTTGCCCCGGCGCTCTGGTTTGCAAAATCAGCTCAGGGGCTGAACAGACTACAAATTGCAGTCAGTTGCCGTGATTCGGTTATGCGCAGCTGCTGCAGCCGGTCCCACAGCCATAGTAAATGGCGTTGGGGTTAGGCACCTGATAGGCAGGCACGGGAGCTTTCTGCTGCAGAGTCCCGATGATCTGGTTGGTCTGCGCGTTCATCGCGGTGGTCAGGAACGCGCTCTGGCGATCCTGAGAAGCAGCCCGGCGCAGCTCGTTGTTCTCGCTCTGCAGGGTGGCGATCTTATCATTGGTCAGGAAGTCGAGCACCGCGCGGGTGTTGCTGTTCTGATTCTCGATGATGTCCCGGGTGTTGTTGTTCATGGTGTTCTGCGTTGCGCAGAAGCCCTGCTGCATCTGGTTCCGGGTGTCGCACTCCTGCGTGGCCAGATTGTAGTTGACACCCTGGATCGCGGTCTGGGTCTTGCAGCAGCAGTCTGCCAGCTGTGTAGCCAGAGCATTCTGACCCTGCATCAGCGCAACGTTGGTGCCGTTAAAGCCCTGCTGCATGGCGTTGGTGACGCCGTTCAGGCCCTGCTGCACGCCGTTGAAGCCCTGAAGCATCCCGGTGTTCATGGCATAGAAGCCATCGCACAGGCCGCTTTCCAGCCCGTTCAGCTTGTTCATGACGCTCTGGTTGTCGAAGCCGCGCTGCAGATCTGCCTGTGTGACAGCGCTGGTCATATAAGGCGAAGCGCCGCCCATACCCATACCACCGCCCCAGCCAAAGCCGCCCATGCCGCCCCAGCCGAACATGCCAAAGATCAGAAAGAGGACGATCCAGCCCATCCAGTCGCCGCCCCAGCCGTTGAAGCCGTTGCTGTAGCCATTGGCGGGCTGTACCGGCATGGTCAGAACTGTGCTATCAGAAGAAAGAGACATAGTTTTACTCCTTTACGTTAGATTTTAAAATTTATTCTAAATGCGGCCGCATTTTAGAATCCAAACATATTTTTCATGCCGTTGAGCATCGGCGCGATCTGCTGTGCCCGCTGCTGAATGGCGTTGAGCTGCTGTTGTGAGAGCTGCCCGGAGGTGAGCATCTGGTTTATCATCTCCTGCGGGTTCTTTCCCTGCATCTGGCCCATAAACTGCTGGAACTGCCCGCCAATGGGGTTCTGGGTCTGTCGGCCCATCGAGTTGTACAAGCTGCTGCTCATCGTTTAGCTCTCCTTTTCCGGCTCTGGTGCTTCCTGCTTCTCCAACGCCGCCAGCTTTGCCGCCAGCGCGTCGAACTCCTTGCGGGTGACATACTCCCCGCCTGCGGCTTGCGTGGCAGCGATCGACGCTTTGGGGCCGCTGGTGCGTTCTTTGTAGTCGTAGATGCGGAGAGGGAACGGCCTGCCGTCCTGTCCCACTTCTTTGATGTAAAAGGTATCGGAATCGGCATCCAGTAAAAGCACCCGGCTCCCGTTGGCGACCAGATAGCCCCGAGCTGCCGCTTCACCCTGTACCCAGATAAAACCGCTGTCAGCCGGTGCGGCCTGCCCCTGCATTGTAGGCATCATGACGGGCTGGGGCTGGTACTGTGCTGCCCTGAGCTGTTCAAGCTGCCCCTGCGGCTGTTGCGGGTAATACACTTGTGGGTATCCGTTATAGATCGGCATTGCTTACTCCTCCTTATACCAGTAGTAAATCGGGCATTCTGCGCCGCTGTCCCAGCTGTCCAGCCAGTCGCCGTTGACCACAGCCAGAACGTGGCCGGAGCAGCCCAGTACATACACGCCGTTCGGGTACTCCCGGGCAAAATCTGCCACCGTGTAACAGGTGGTGCAGTCCGCCTCGACAAGGCGACGCTTGAATCCGTGCTTTTGGAGGTATGCGCCCCATGTGCGGTTGGCGCTGGGCATATCGCCGAGAGCAAAGCCTGTCAGCGCCAATCCAATGTAGGCCTGCTCCCAGCTCTGCCCAGTGGCCGCAGCTACAGCACGCACAGCACAGTCTCCGACGCTGCCCCCGTGGGGGTTGGGGCTGAACTTGATCCACATTGGCGCTTGCCTCCTTTGCGCCCAGTGTAGCAGAGCCGCCCGGCGGGAGAGGCAACGAGCGACCAACGAAGGACAAAAATGCTCTATTTTGCCAAAAGAAAAAAAGTGCTCATTGAGCACAAAATTTTGCAAATAGGCTTGACTTTTGCGCTCAATGAGCGTATAATAAAGACAGTGAAAGACACCAACACACAACAACACGGAGGTACAAAATTATGAGAAACGCTATTGAAATCGCCGCTGACATCCGCAAGTCCGATGTCTGGGATTACGAGCTGTGCACCGAGCTGTGCAAGGCAGCTGACATGGAAGAAGAGTGGGAAGCTGCATCCGCTGGCGATTACGACTGGAACGACCCGAATCGCGGCCCCTCGTTTGAAGAAGTCGTTGAAGCCGCCGCCGAAAAACTGGGCGTTGAGATCTACTAAATAAAAAAGCCCCGTCAAGTGCAGCGAACACCTGACGGGGCTTTTGTGAAAGACGTACCATGGAGGTACACGAACATATTATCATGCGAAAGAAAGGAAGTCAACCATGTATAGCAAAGCAGAACTTTTTGGCATGGCTGCCAAGCAGCCGAAAGAAGTTTTTCTCGGTAACGTCACCCTCAGCATCCCGGACGATGCCGAGGGGAATGTCGATCTGGACGCCGAGACCGCCCGCCTGTCCCATCTCTGGGACGTCTCCCGCATGAGCATGCGGGAAATGGTCAAGGCCTCCGGACGCAGTCAGACCGCATTTGCAAAAGGTGCATGCATTCCGTACCGTACCATGCAGGGCTGGTGCCTGGGCGAGAGGGAGTGCCCGGTGTATGTACGCTTCCTTCTGGCCGAGCACTACGGCCTGATCTGAGGAAAATTTTATGGCAGAAGATTTGACTGGAAAGCATTTTGGAAAGAGGACGGTACTTGCACCGTCTGAAAAGCCGCACTACTACACATGCCAGTGTGAGTGCGGAGTGGTAAAAGACGTGTATGACAGCTCCCTGCGTCTTGGCAAAAGCCGCAGCTGTCTGTCTTGCGCGAATCGAGGGCAAAAGCCAGGCCTGACAAGCGCAAGCCTGAAAAAGGCAAAGGAAAAAGAGGGACACGTCATTAACGGATGGAAAGTATTGGAAGTTTTGCCCGAAAAGAGGTCAGGTTGCTTTCTGTGCCGTGCTATTTGCCCGAAATGTGGGAAGGAAACCACCGTAAAGATCACAAGGCTTTCTCGAATCCAGCATTGCGCAGATTGCAACAGGGACATCGGAGAAAAAAACGGGGCAATTCACAGTACGGTTTACGCGGGTGGCTCTTCCCTTATGTCGATTCGCACAAGGGCGGTTGGAGGCCATATCAATAAAAATTCCACTTCTGGCGCAAATGGTGTGTGTAAAGACTGCCACGGTCGATGGCGTGCATATATCAATTTCCAACGCAAGCAATATCATCTCGGAAGCTATGACACGATCGAAAAAGCCACTGCGGCCCGCAAAGAGGCCGAAGCACTGATCTATGCCCCATACCTCAAAGAGCACGAAGGCTGGGAAGAAGAACTTTCCAGCAGGCTTGAGGAATTGAAGAAAAAGTAAAAAATCCCCCGGTGTTCCGTTTGGAGCATCGGGAGATTTCTGCGTCTCCCACATGGTACGCACTGCAAGTAGGCGGGCGGGAGACTGTTCAGCGCCGAATCTGGCGACTGCTTTTTTAATTCTCCGTTGAGCACGGAGTTGGCTCTTGAATGACCCGCCATGATACGCATTGTTAAGAGGCTCGGCGGGTTCTATTTGGTATATTATACCACAAATCGTGCAAAAAGAAAAACCAGCGGGTAAACGTTCTTCCGCTGGCTCTCTGTACACATTTCTCCGAAGTGTGTGTACTCTACTTCGGACGGTATAAACAGTATATCACACATTCAGCATTTTTTCAATGCCTTTCAGCCGGTAGCCTACCGCCGTCCGGCTGTAATGGGTCTGTGCCGCAATGTCCGGCAGTGGAAGCCGCTCAACGTACCGCAGTAAGGCTATCTTACGGTCTACCCTCCCAAGCGGTGCGCTTTTGATGGCGGCGATCATCCTCTGTCGGTCAAGTCCTTGCAGCGCAGCGGGCAGCACTACACGAGCCGCCGCCACAGGCAGCACCGAGCCAGAAGGGCTGCGGCAGCTGTCCCGCGTTGCGCACCATATTGCCAAGCACGGCAAACTGGTGACGTTTTGTCACCAGTTTCGTGATGTCACGAAATTGTTCTTGTGCGGCGAACATCTCGGTGACGTCACCGAGATGGCGGTATGTAGTGCTTGCCATGGTTTTACTCCTTGTTATCCAAAACGGTTACTGCGTACACGCGGAGGTTTTCCAACTTTTTGATAACGGCATTATAAGTTGCTTCCGTTGCGATGTGTGCGATGCGCTCCAGCTCATTGTTCTCTTTTGATGCAGCGATAATTTCATTCGCAGATACGCGTTTCATATCTTCAATCAAATCGAGCAAATCTTCAACATTTACTGCGTTCATGTGTTATGTCTCCTTACTGCGTGATTTCCTCAGCGTCCGCCTTGTCTTCTGCGTCCAGCGCGTCATAGTACGCCTGTGCCAGCTGCTCCACCTCTGCGATGTCATCTGCGGTCAGCAGTCCGTTGTCGTAGTGCATATATGCTTTATCCAGCCAGAACGCAACATCGCGGCCAGCGGCGATTTCCCGCTTGATGGAGCGCAGGGTCAGATCGTGTCGGGCTTTGCTTTTGATTGCCATATGTACCTCCTTATGTGTTGGTCATTGATGCCACAGCATCCTCAAGGTCAGTGATGCGCTTGATGGGGTCAGCCCTGCCGGTAACGGTCACGCTGTCTGCATCGGTCAGAACTGTGTTCACGCCGGGGAGGGCGGGGATAGGCTGTGCGCCTGTGGCAGTAAAAGGCACAGGCTCTGCCAGCTTGTACGCGATTTGCACGGGTGTTCCTGCGGCGTACTGGGCGGCGAGGTATGATTTCCAATTTTCTTGAGTGGCAGCACCATAGCGACTATCAAGTACCAAAATGTATATATCTTGGGAAGAAACTCCATCCATTCCATCGTACAATTCACCAGCGGTTCTGGATTTGTAGATGTTGGACAAGCATGAATCTCCTACAAGTGGCGTTTCCGTGTTAAAATACCACCTGATTTGCCCATTCGGAATCCTAAATGCACCCCATGGCTCCGTTCCATCTAAATTGCGCATTACGTACGTCTCCTGCCCCTCGCCAGTCACAGCGTCTACCGTGCCGCCGTAGACGGTGCTCGGTATGGTCAGGGTGGCGGTTTGGCCGGTGTACTTGCTATATGGTGTAATTGTGGTTCCGACTTCAATCTTTGGGTAAAACGTCAAGTTGTTGCAAACAGTACCTTTAACTATACTAACTTCGACGCGTGATACAATCTCACGCGTTATAAACTTAATGTTTGTATTGCCATTTCCTGTATCAGCAAACCATTTTCCTCCGAGATATAAGCCAATATAATAGCTTTTCGTTGATCCACCAGCTGGGCAACCACTTAATGTCATGGGTGTGTTCATAGGAAGTCTTTTTTCAATGCCATTGTTAATTGCATACCATGTGTCTGCTGTTGCTGTGCCATTAACAGTTATGCTACCATCCTGTTGTGACTCGATAACAAGTCCGTTCCTATTAGCAGTAGAAGTAGAGTATGGAAATTTTACCAAATTCTCCCCGCACCGCTCGGCTGTCACGCTGTCCCTGCCCTTAATTGGGCGAACATTGTCAGGCGATGGGTCACCACTGCCTTCCTGCGTTGGCTCCCAGCTCACCTTACAGCCCAGCGGATATCCCGCCACCGGGTAACACTGCACCGGGTTGCCGGTCTCAGAGATGGGCGGGCAGAGCATATCCACGATGTGCTTGCTGCTCCAGGCGTCGGTGCCGACTGTGGTGTCGTCTATGACTGCTTTGGTCGCCAGCGCATCGCCGGTCACTTTGGCGTCAGCGGCCTGCCCGCTCTGGGTCAGGGTGGCATCCACGATGGCGTCTTTGCCGGGTGCTCCGTCCTTGCCGTCGGCACCAGCAGGGCCCTGCGCTCCGGTCTCGCCCTTCTCGCCCTGCGGCCCCTGCGGGCCGGTCTCTCCGGGGTCACCTTTGGGACCTTGTGGGCCGGGCAAGCCTTGTGCGCCCTGTGGCCCTTCAGGGCCGACCGGTCCGGTAGCTCCCGGCTCCCCCTTAAATTCCCCGGACACAATGCCGTCCTTGAGCTCCTGCAAGCTCTCAGCGGCCTTTTTCTGTGCGTCACCGGCAGCTTTCTCGCTGGCAGCGGCCTTTTGTGCGGCTGCTCCTGCCTGCCGCGCCGCAGTCTGTGCGTCGGTCTTGGCCTGCTCTGCGGCGGTGGCATCGGTGTGCACGGCATTCACCAGCTGCTGCCATGCAGGGGTGCCCGGTTCCGGCGTTGCGCCGTCCTCTGTGCCGCTGTTGGCGCTGACACGATACCGCAGGTCTGCGCTGGTGACGGTCTTGGTGCCGTCACTGCCCTCAAAGGTGATGCAGCCATCACCAGGCTGTACGGTCACGCTGGCGGGCACGGCCACATAGCCGTCCACCACCAGCGAGGATGCCGGGTCAGAGCCACCCGGAACGTGCCAAAAAGCTCGGATGGTCAGCCCTTCCCACTCGCCGGTGGCATCGACGTGCAGGCGGTACACGCCCCGGTTCTTGGTGTAGCCAAAGCGCACCAGCTGCTCATAGCCCGGCACTTTGACGACGCCATTGGATGCGAGAGATACGCTCTGCTCAATCATGCTTTACTCCTTATCCGCCTGCTCTTCGATGCACTCACCAGCTTTGCCGCGAAGACAGTATTCGCAATACTCCTTGTTGTCGCCTTTCAGGCTGCACACCTTTTTACGCTTGCGGGCTTGATTCATGGCGTTTGCAGAAGCGGCGATAATGCCGCACATAGGTACAGGCATATAGTACTCCTTTACTGGTTGATGGTAGGCTTCTTTTCTGCCAGTGCCTTCTTCATCAGGCTTACGGCCTTTTCAATCACCGCGTCAAGCACTTCATCCGTGATGATAGGCTTCAGCCATGCAGGGCAGGCCGCACGCAGCGCGTCAAAGACCTGCTTCTTTTTCTTCGCGCCCTGACCGCTGCCCATGATGCTGTCCTCGGCCTTGCACACGAGGTCATAGGCCAGATCTTTGACCAGCTGCTTATAGCCCATGCGGATAGCGCCGACAGCCAGAGCCACAAAGCCGACGATGATGAGAACGATTGCGACGGGTGCGGGGATAAAATTAAGAATTGCTGCCATGTTTTGTTACTCCTTCCGTAAGGTAGTTGTCAATGTCGGCCTTGCTTTTCTGCATGGCCTGAACGTTATTTCCGGTGAGCTGCGCTTCTAGCAAGGCACGCACGGCCTGCAGGGTCAGGCGGTTCACTTCGTCGATGTCTCCAAAGCGGCTCAAATCGCGGGAAAGTGCCGCTGTGTGCTGGGTATAGCCGGTTTCCAGTGCGCCAACGCGCCGGTCAAGGTCGTCAAGCCGCTTGTTTTGCGCCTCGTCCGGCGCTCCGGCCTTTTTGATGTACTTATGGATGATTTCCAGCACCTTGTCCACCGTGATAGCGCCAGCGCACACGCTGCCAAGGATGCTAGCCACCCACAAGATTGCCTGCTCTTTGGTCATGCGCCCTCCCGGAGACGGGTCAGGCCCTTCTTACAGATGATCTTCGGGTAGTTGCGTGTGGTCACATTGAGATCAACGTGACCGGAAATACCAGGAACGCTGCCTTTGCTGGTGTGCTGGTGAGTGTTGTAGGCAAAGGTCACGGCAGGTGTCTTTCCCGTGTAGTCGGCCAGCCACACGTCGTAGGGGCTGAGGGCAGCACCGCCCATATACAGGCGCGTCTTAGCAAAGCTGGTGTAGGTATAGAGCTGGGCATAAAAGCCCATGTCTTCCACCTTTTTCAGGGCGTAGGCTGTCAGGTCGGTCAACGCCTGCTTGCCAAGAACCCTGAATTTGTTGTCCTCCACGTCCACTGCCACAGGCATTTCCAGCGTCTTGCCACGCAGAGCGTCAGCCAGCAAGGAAAGTTCTGCATCGGCCATCGCCTCGCTGGTGGCGTAGGTATAGTAATACACGCCCACCGCCAGACCTGCCGCCTTTGCGTTGCGGTAGTTTGCTTCAAAGGTCGGGTCGATGTACAGGCCGTCTGCTCGCTTGGAGAGCCTGCGGTTTGTGCTGACGGTCTTGAGCATGACGCCCTGATAGCCAGCGGCCTTGACCTTCTTCCAGCCCTCCAGTGTAATGCTGCCCTGATACCGGCTTACGTCGATGTAGCGGTAGGGCGGTGCTCCCGTCCACTCGGTCACCTCAGTCACAGATGCCATTGTGTCCTCCTGTTCTACCTGTTCTTCCGCCAAAGCGGCAAAGAAACGGCTCAAAAAGTTAAAAAGTGCGGTCAAAAATGTGTTGTTTATTGCGATCACCCCCCCATGTCCAAGAGTAGGCATTAAGCGCCATGGACGGCCTCCTGCTGGGCCAGCAGCTGGGTCAGCTCCTTGTACTCGGCCTCGGTGATGCGTCCAATGGCGTAGAACACGTCCAGCTTGTCCGCAAGACCAGCGTTCTGTCCGCGCTCGATCAGGCGTTTACAGATACGATACAACATAGTTTTTACCTCATTATGTGGTGGTGTCAGTGGTGGTGTCATCGGTCAGTCCCAGCTCCAGCAGGGCGACGCGGTACTCCTGATCTACCGCCAGGGCGTCCGTGTCCGCCTGCGCGGCCTGCGTCTCGGTCAGCAGCTCGGCCAGCGTAGGGTAGTGGTAGCCGGAGAATACAACCGATACAGTATTCAGCGTATTGGTAAGGGTACATTCAAGCCTTTTTTTGTCGGCCGAAAATAATACTGTGACCTTGAGACTTCCCGCGCTAGAAATGTGAGCTTCATATGTCATACCAGGGGTAAGATTAAAATCAGCTTCGTTTACGCGGAGGTTAACGTAATCTACACCGTCCTGAACGTTAATTGTCTCAGTTTTTCTCCTCCCAATCGTTGTTTTTCCGCTCCACACCAGCCGCGCCTCCGACTTGACCGCCACACTGGCCGCGATGGTGTCATACAGCGTCTTGCCGCTCAGGGTGCCGTCCGCAGCGATGTCCAGATAGTCGCCCACCTTCACGCCGCCCAGCTGGTCCGCCGTAGCAGGCGGCAGGGTGTACGGCGTGCCGAACTTGGCGTCGGCCTGGGCTTTGGTATACCTCTGAGCCAGGGCGTCGCCGGTCGCCTTTGCGTCAGCCGGTGCACCAGATACGGTCAGGGTCGTGTCAGTGGACACGATAACCTTTGCGTCGGCGGCACTCTTTGCAGCTGCTTCCTCGCTGACCTTTGCGGCAGATGCACTAGACGCGGCAGCAGTTTCACTGGCCGCTGCTTCTTCGGCACTGGAAGCAGATTCCTCGGCTTTCGATGTCGAAATACCTGCCTGCTCTTGCGCTGCGCTTATGGCGCTTGCAGTGGCGTCTTTGACTGTCTTGGCTGCTGCTGCGGCCTGTGCTGTGGCAGTTGCCGCCGCGTTTGTGGCTGTTTCCGCACTCTGAACAGCTTCTTCCTGCCGCGCGATAACAGCTTCGCCATACTGCTTCACATACTCAAAGCCCTGTGCAAGGGCTTCCCGTACTTCCACACCGCGTTCTGCATTGCGGACTTCGGAAATTGCTTCGTCAAATGTCTTATCCAATTTATCACCCCTTTGCGGATGCATAGCCCTTCAGCGAGCGGCTCAGGTCATAGGCGTCACTGGCTTTTCGTGCGCTCAGGGCCTGCAAGTCGCTGACGCTGGAGAAATCAATGCCCAGCGTGAATTCTTTTTTGTCCGGCGCGTCCAAAGGCTCCACAAGCTTAGAGCACAAAAGCCAGGTGTTCACCCCGTGCGGGTTGGAGTAGATGTGTGTCATCTTGCCAAAGCCAAGGCGGGCGATATCCACGCCGGCATCCTTGAGGTCCACAGCCTTTACCGTGATTCCGTCAAGGTAACGCAAGTTTTTGGACAGCTCCGCGTTTGCGGCATCCAGAAGCGACTGCGTTGTGTTTTCGGTTCCGTCCTGCACAATGACCCGCGCGATGATGCCAAACAGCTTTTGCGCGGTGGCGTCGTTAGCGGTTGCCGTGATGGTGTTGGTTTTCTCCCACAAAAACCAGCCGGATTTCTTTTTTCCGACGGCAATGACGCGGGTGACAATATCCTCTGCTTTGACGTAGCTGCTCAGGTCGAGCAGGTTTGTGCCGAATGCGATGGGCTGCCCGTTTTTCTCCTGCACTTCCTGGACGTAGTCCAGATACCGGGCCCCGTTTTCGTGCCGGACAATCAGATACCCGCCGTATACATCCACAAGCTCATTTTGGATGACATCCCATGTAACGCCAAAATTTCGTCCATCGCCAAAGGTGTACCGTGGCGCAGAATCGTAACGGACAACGGAAGAATCCGGCAAAGCTGCACCGTTGAACAAGACGGCATAGCCGTCTCCCTGCTTTTCGATTTTCCAATTTTTCGAGACCGTGTCTTTGAGATCGTATTCCGTCTCAGTCGGAAGGGATTTTGAGTGCGTAGCGCATGTGATATCCGGCGTAACCGTTCTTTGCGTGGCTTCGTGCGTCTGGCCGTCACCATCCAAGGATAAAGCCACGTTTACGCTCACGGAAAAAAGGCCGTTTCCAGTGCGCCAGATATACCCGTTTATGGAAGAATCTGCATGCTTTTCATTCAGCGTCCAGCTGTACGCAGATGGATCCGGGGCCGTGTCATCATCCGAGTAGCCGACTTCATATTGGCTTACAAGCTGTACGCCGGACGAGGTATAAAGTCCATATTCATACCTGTAATCGCCGTCACTATCCGGAGTACCCGCCATGTATTCCAGTTTCATCACGCAGTTATGCAGCTCTGGCACCACCACGCTGGTGCTCGGAAAGCCAACATTTCCGCAGACAAACGACTTGTATGCGTCCACCATGCCGGTGTGGTTTTCCAGCAGAAACGAAAGAAATTGCTTGATCGTCACGTCTTTGGCTGTATATGGCGCAACAGAGCTGTCGTTGAGGTAGGCCAGCTCTCCCTCGCAAAAGACTTTTTGACGCAGCTTAAAATCCTGCTCATGGCTCATGGGCCTGCCCTCCCAGATGCGCACATCGTCTTGTTCTACGGACACGGTCGTGCGCATTTTTTGCAAAGCTGAGTGGGCCACATTGCCAAGCGGCAGGGTGAATTCCAAGCTACCGGCCTTGCTCACCTCCCGTGTCAGAGTTGGACTGATGAGCTTTTTTGTGTCCGTGTAGTCCGTTGGGTCGTAAATGCAGGTCTTTGTCTTCCACACGTCAACGCCGGTCTGGACGCCCGCATAAACTTTATAGCTCATAAGCTGCCCCCCAGATATCGGATGCTGATGCTGCAATCCGCAGACGCCGCAAAGATGAGAGTACCTACAACGCCATCCGGCATATGCAAGCCCTCAATGTACTGCCACTCTGTAGACTTTGCAAGGATGCCAACCTCAAGGCCATTGAGGGACACCGCAATGTCGGCAGCGTCCTCGCTGCGCTTGAAGTAGATGCCCGCCGCTCTTGGTGCACCGGTGATGGTTACGGTGATGTCCTTGTTGGCTTTGAGCTGGATATCCGTATAATCGCGGATAATTGCCGTATCAAATACAAGGTCATCCCACAGCCAGTCATCAGAGCCGTCGTATACACTGCGCTTGAAGGGGTTGCAGGTGCCTGTAATCGTAAACACACAGTATAATGCGTCCTTGCTGACGGACACATCCCACAGCCCCTCCCAGTAAAAACTGGGGTCATTGTCGAATTTACACTGGAGCCATTTCCCGTGTATGGCGTTTGCGATAGTGCTGTAGAGGTTCTCCCACTGCTTTTTCGGTGCGGTGCACTTGAGCTCCATGGTAATGGTGCGCTTTTTGTAGTGTGGCCTGCCGTCCAAAGAACTGGTCAGGTTGAGCAGGGTATCAGACCCCGGCACCTGCACAAGGTAGTCATCCACTTCAGCAGGGCCGATTTTTGGGCTTCCGACCTTGAGATACAGCCCCCAGTCTTTCAGGGTGTGGAAGTTGCCAATTTGTGCGCCCAAAAGTTTGCCCATTACACACCCCTCGCTTTCCGCGTCACGGTTACACCGATGCGCGCGTCAACATTTTGTGCCATCCTGGGCGAAATAACGCCCACCAGCTCGCCGGAATCCATGACCACCTGACCGGTGCCAATGGCAGGCAGATGCTCGTCCAGAAGCTCCTCGATGCGCTCCAGAATGCTGGTCTGCTTGTCTGCGTGGCTGCTCTGTCCGATCACTCGGTACTGCATCGCAGACCGCGTAGAAAACTCGCTCAGGCTGTCGTACACGCCTACATCGTCAAACGGGCTCTTGTAATTATTGACCGGGTCTTTGCTCTTTTTGTTTTTGGCCCACAGCGCAAGCCCGATGCCGCCAGCTACAGCACCCACAGCGCCAACGCCGAGAATGACGCCAAGGACTGGGTTTGCAGAGATGAACGACACCACAGTGCCAAGCGCAGACGTGATGCCGCCAGCCATACCAGAAAAACCCTGCACAACGCTGCCAAGTGCGCCGCCAACGCCGCCAGAGCTCGCAAGCCCGCTCACGACCTTAGAGAAGGAATCAACTGCCGTCGTGGCGTTGTTTACGCCCGGCACAATGCCGCCTTTAAACAGGCTTTCCACGGCGGTAAATGCACTTTTCAGACCACCGCCATAGTAAGATTCGTTCACGGCGGCAAGGGCGTTGTCAAACCACTTGGAAATCGTTTCGCGCTGGCCCTGCGACACCTCGCCCCAGATCAGCTTGGTAACATCGAGTGCAAGACTTGACCAGTCTTTGTTCTTGGCGTCACTTATGGTGCTTTTCAGCAGCCCGAAGATGCCCTTGTTGGATTCTCCGGAAGCGTCGCTAAGGTACTGGTCAATGCGGCTCTGGATGCCTTTAACGCTGTTGTCAATAGCAGTTGACGTCTCGTTCACCTTATCTTCGATTCCGTCGATGTAGGTGATGATCTTTTCGTAGGTCTCCGCGCCGTTCTTTCCGATGCGCTGGCCGGTCTCTGTGACGGTCTTCTTGATATGCTCGCTGCCGTCGGCGTACTTTTCTGTAGCTTCCTGGATTTTTGTTGTGATGCCGTCAAAGGTCGTTTCTGCAACCTTGGTCAGGGTGCCGGTCAGGGTCTTGGACATATCGGCGTAGACCTTCTTGGTCGTGGTGCTTATCTTGCCGTTCGCGTCCGTGACTTTCTTGGTCACAAGCGTATAGGTAGTAGCAACGCCGTTGACCATCTCTTTGCCGGTCTCGGTGGTGGTCTCTGTAACGCGGTCTTTGATGTTGCCCGCTGCGTCCTTTACCTTCTCCTGCAAGGTCTCAACGCTTGTAGTCACGGCGCCAAGCGCGTTCTGTGCGGTGGTGGTTGCAGTATGCGACACGGACGCAATGACGGTTTCGGTCTTGGATTTTGTGCCGGCGCTCTTGCCGGAGGAACTGGAAGGACTTGTAACGATGGAGCTGCCGCCGCTCGCGGCCGCTGCTTCTGCTTGTCGCTCAGACCAGCTTTTGTTGCTTACGCTTTTGCCGGAAAGAGCGTTCTGCCGCAGCCGGTTCCTGTTGCTTTGCTTTTGCTGGTCTGACTTGTAGTCCTCGTAGCTGTCGTACCCCGCATAAGCATTTTTGCCCAGTGCCTTGTTCAGATAGTAGCTTGCCTTATCCAGTGCACTAACAGCCGCGCTGCCAAGCTGCCCAAACTTTTTGATGATGGCACTGATGGGATTATCCAGTTCAAGGATTGCGTTTCCGAGACCTTTCCAGCCGTCTTCCTTGTAGGCTTCCTGCGCTGCGACAACCATGTCGTTCAGGTGGCCTATCACAACACCGATGCCGGAGGAAAGGTCGCCGGTCATAAGTCCAGCCAGCTGGCTGACGTTATCCTTCAGGGTGGATATACGCCCGTTCATGGTCTGGCTCTGGGTGTCCATGGCGTTATAGTAACGCCCACCCTCCTCGCTGGCTGCGATAAGAGCCTGAGACAGCAGGTCATAACTGATGGTCATGTTCTGGACTTCCTGCACCGATTTACCGGTATAGTCGGCCAAAACCTGATAGATGTTGATGCCTGCATAGGCAAACTGCTTGATGTCAATGCTTGCAGCCTTTCCAACGTTGGCGATCTGCTGCAGGTTCTGCGCCATGCGGGACAGTTCCGCATTGCCGCCGCCAGTTGCGGAAACTGCATCGCCCAGTGCATTGATGACCTTGCGGGAATACGCAGCATTTTCGCCTGCGCTGATAAGCAGCTGGTTTGCCTGCGTCAGGGATGCCACGTCAAACGGGGTGCGGGCTGCGTCCTCCTGAATTGCCTGCATGGCTTCCTGTGCGGCCTGTGCGCTGCCCAACATATTGGTAAAGCCGGTGGTGTACTTTTCTATCTGGGCGTTATAAGAAATGCCCATCTCGACAAAGCCCTTTGCAAGGCCTACCGCTTTTGTCCCAAGCGAGGTAAGCATATTTGCAAGGACAGTCGCTTTTGCGCTGGCTGCTGCAAACTGGTTTGCCATGCCTGAAACGCCGCTCCCGGCGGTGTTTGCGCTACGGTTCAGCGAGTTTGCGGCGCTTTGCGTCTCTTTTCTGGCCTGCTCGATGCCCTGCTCATACTCGGAGGTATCAAGCCCCAAAGTGGCCATCAAATTAAAAATGTTCAGATTCCACCACCTCCGTTCTGCTCTGCGGCTTTTTTACTGTCTGCAAGGGTCTTTTCCCAGCACGCCTGCGCTTCCTCCAGCGTAGTCTCGTGCCTGCGCTCAGATAGTGGCTTGTCGTACTCTGCCATGATCTCGCTGAAGGGCTTCTCCACCGGCTGACCAAGAGATACAGCACAAAGATAAAGCATATCAGCCGTGTACAGCTGGTATGCTCTTGTGCGCTGCTGTTCCCGCATCTCGCTGATGACGAACCATACGAAATACTTTAAGCCGTATGCTCGGAGATGCTGGAGGTCGGCTCGGCAGACGTAGTGCCAAAACTCAGGCCGTTCAAGTCTGCCAGCGAGGACAAAAAATCCTGCACGTCTTTCTGCATCACGGACTTGGTAAGTGCAGTAAACGCCTTGGGCAGGGTGTCTTTTTCGCCCTCTTCCAGCGTGTACAGCTGGTGCAGGGCGTTCACGGTGCGCTCAGGGTCAAGTTTCATCAGAGGCTTGACAAAGTCCAGCGCGGCAAGCGCAAACTCGCGCGGTGTCAGCTTTTTCTTTTCACCGGGCTGCGGCTCTGCGCCCAGCATCTTCAGGGCGTTCGCAACAATGGTCTCCCGGGCTGCCTTGGTCTCCGGGTTATTTACGTTGTCCTTTGCGTCCATGACCATGCGTGTGATTCCGTCCACTGCATCATACAGCTTGGGCAGCGCTTCCACGGGATCAAGATTGATGGTAAGGATCATTTATTCTGCCTCCTTGACGTAGAACTCCATAGGCACCTTGCTGGTGTCGGTCATGTCGTAGTGACCCTTCAAGCTCAGGCTGATGTTTCCCTTTCCGTCCTTGGTGGTTTTCAGCTCGATGCCGCCATCGCTCACAGCCTTCATCAGCTTAACCGCGGCATAACCGCCGCCGATCAGGTTGCCATGCCACCAGATGTCTTGGAAGTCCTCGTCCTTGTAGTCTTCGCGCACGGTGATCTTGTTGGTTTCAACGTCCGCAGCGCCCAGCTCCAGCTTGATGGTGTCGGCGCTCACGGTCATGCAGGTGGTGGACATACCGCAATCCCAGCTGGTGATGTGCTTGAGCTGGTAGGTGTTCTCGGGCACTTCGTCCAGATCCTCGCCCAGATCAATGGTGTTGGGCTTGCAGGAAATGGTGATGCCGCCGGAGGTCAGGCAGATAAGATCTTCTGCAGCAATGGGGGTTGTACCCGCCGGGTCAAACTTTTTGAGCAGCGCACCCGCCTGAAACTGAAGTTTTTTGAAAGCATCTGCCGAAATGGCGTGATACATTTTGTTCATGCGTTATCCTTTCTCACACCACAAAGGATGTGACGTCAAAAGTAAGGTATGTGCACAGGTATTTTTCCGGTGGGTTGTCCATAGACTGCGCCCACGGGTTGCCTGCGCATAAAAGGATCGCGCCGCCCTCGCACTCGATGGTAAGCCCATCGCCAAGGGCAGCGCGGATCTCGTCTGTTTTGCGGATGATGGGCAGCTTTCCGCCGTCCACCGAATACCAAAGCCGCGCGTGGAAGGTGCTGCTCTCGTCAAATCCTTTGGGAATGACCGGCAGCACTGTGATATAGGGCAAGGAAGCGCCCTGCGGCACAAAATCCTCCGGGTACACAGGAATATCAAACAGCAAAAAAAAGCTGTTCAGCGCCGTTGTAATGGCTTCTGCTGTGCCCATCAGGTCAACACCGCCTTTTTGCACTGGACAACTGCAAGGTTCATCCCGCTTTCCGCCGGAGACAGCTTGTCTGCGCTGGCAGATGTGACCTCGAATACCTGCGCGTCCTCCAATCGCTTGATGCGGTCGAAGGGGGAGAGTTGAACGCTCTTGTCAACGTAGATCGAATAGGTGGAAGCGGTGCCCTGCTGCTCGGCCTGCTGTGCCTCAATGGTGGTGTCGTGGCGTTCTACGCCCTCGAATTCCAGCCCCGGCACCCATGTGGTGGTGGAGCCGAACAGCCCATCAGAAACGAGCTTTTTTTCCAGAAAGCAGAATTTCCGGCTGAAACCGTCCATGACGGTGTTCCGGACAAAGTCGTTGACTGCCATTACAGTTTCCTCCATTGGTTGATCTCCTTGCGGTACCGGGTCAGACCATCCGCAGGGAGTCCGTCGGATCCGGTCGCCATGGACCCGGACCACCCATTGAACGACTGCGACACATACATACCGCCGGAGGGGAGTCTTGCGTCGTAGTCGGTGATCTTCCGGGACAGCTCCACAAAATCAGGCGGCACGCGCATAGGCTGCACCGTCCCGGTAAAGGTCTCGGCAGTCAGATCGCCGTCCCCGGCCTTGTGCACGCCGTCATTGAAGATGGATCCGCAAACGAGGAAATACTGCCCCGGCACTACCCCGGCGGGCACGGTGTCCGGCTCAAACGCGAACTCCCCGGCAACGGGGTCGTCCGCCCGGTCAAAAAAATTGTGCGTGTAAACGCACAGCTCAGGGACGGTCATGCAAAGTCACCCCCTTGCAGGTTAGACCGACTCACCCGGGGTAATGGTCTCGACAGCGATACCGTCCAGATACTCAGCAAACAGGGTCACGCCCATAATGGCGTAGCTCTCGGAGGTTGCGGTGCTGTAGTTTGCCTGAGTGTGGAAGCCGATGAGGTTGCTTGCCTCGCCTGCGGTCCGGTAGACCAGACCTGCGCGGGCAAACTCGCTATCCGCAGGATCCACATAGTACATGACGATGTTGTCTACCGGGGTGGCAATAACCTTTCCCTTCGCAATCTCACTGTCGGACAGCAGGAAGATGGTGTTGTAGCCCATGAAGTCCTTGATATACTGGAAGCCGAACTGGTTCTGCACGGTGATATTGGCATTTCCCAGATAGTCGTACACGTCCATCACGTTGACAAAGCCAACAACGCCGGTCACGGTGCGATGCATGGTCTTGAACTTGTTCTCGACCGCGCCCTTGGCATGTGCCAGCGCCATCTGGAAGGTCTTGGGAGTGCCCTTCAGGGTGCCGGTGTTCAGGAACTTGTAGAACTTATCCGTTACCAGAGCGGTCAGGTCGTACAGGAACTCATCATCGGTCTTCTGCACGGCGACATCGTAGCCGTAATTCTGGATTGCCTCAAGGGTGACAGACTTGCCGTACTTGTCGATGGTGATCTTGCCGTACTCCTTCTCCTTGACGGTGTACTTGCTGAACGGGATCTCTTCGCCCTCGCCCACGGTGCCGCTCTGCAGGGTTCCCTGTGCATACTTGCTCTTGAGCACGGTGCCAGGCTGCATCCGGATAGGGCGCATGATGCCCAGAATGGTGCGCAGATGGTCCCAGTTGCGCTGGAAACGGGTCACAAAGTCGATTTCACGCGCGGCTACGGTGATATCGGTGGTCATGGTGATATTTTCTTTTGCTGCCATGTATTAGTCCTTTCCGCCGCCTGTGAACAGGTCGGCATTTGCTGCGATGGCCGCCTGGCGTTCGCCAGCGTCCTTGATTGCAAAAATTTGGTCTTTGGTCATTTTGGAGCCGGTGTTTGTGGGCGGGGTGTCCACCTTCGCGCCGGTGGTGGTCGTAGTGCCTACGAAATCACTCCAATCAGCTTTCAGGCTGTCAGTGTGCTTCTTGGCGTCCTTGACTTCGCCCTTATCGTCCAGCTCCAGCTTGTCGATATCCTCGCCAGACAGCCGCACGACCCGATCAGCATACTTGTCCAGCACCCCGGCGGACTTCAGCAACTCCCGGAACTTGGCTTCCTTTGCTGCGTGGGCGTCTCTCTGGGTCTGCTGGGCCTTGTAGTCGGTCAAAGCCTTTTCTGCGGCCTGCTTGCCGCCGTTGGCCTCGTCCCGCTCTTTCTCGGCCTTGGCGGTCGCGGCCTTGGCGTCATCCAGCTGGTTCTGAAGAGCATCCGTTTCGGTGTGCAGCATGTCCAGAATCTTCTTCATCTTGCCGCTGACGTCCACGGTCTCATCCTCCAGAATCGCGCGGAGGTCTTTTCTCTCAAGTGCCATGTGATAGTCCTTTCTGCCCATGCTCGGGCTGGCGTGCTCGCCATCGGATTTGTGAATTGCCTACGTTTTGTAGGCGGTTGCCGGACGTGCTGCCGGTGTGGTGCCGCTTGCAGGAATCGAACCCGCGTCCGCTGGTTACAAATCAGCAGCTCTACCATTGAGCGAAAACGGCATAAAAAAGCGGCTGACGCTGTGCGCCAACCGCTGAGTATTTAGTTTTTGCGTGCAACTTTGGTAATACATTCGACCGCCCAAAACTTCGCTTCCTGTAATTTCGTCATGCACAGACTTTTTTCTCGGCTTTCAGGAAGTGCGTCAAGCTGCGTTGCAAGCTCAAGGAAAAGGTCTTCTGCCTCGCAGTGCGCAGTTTTCACATCATCGGGCAGGAACTTTTCTTTTGGTGTTTTGAACATTTTCTCCAAATTCATGAATTACGCCTCCTTGTTTCCTTCTTCCACTGCGATCTCTCGCAGCTCTTCGATGTGCTCCTCCACCGCCGGGCGCAGGAACGGGCGGGCTTTCATGCCCCGGGTAAAGTGCCACTTGCCGTTGAAATCTTTCCAGACCCACGGCGTTTTTCGTCCGTTGCCCTTCTCGGCAAAGATGCCTGTGCCCAGCTCAACGTATACGCTGTAAAACAGGTTCGACCCGATGGTCACGGTCTTTTTTGCAAGGTCTACGGCGTAGGTCAGGCTCTGCTTGAGCGCGCCGCCCACGTAGCCCTCTATGCCGGTGCTTTCTTCCGTGCCGGGAGGTACAAGCAGCTGGGCATAGTCCTGCACCTTCATCCCCCAGAGGGTCAGCACCCGCTCCGCCCACGAATCCAGCGCTTCATGCAGCTGCGGGGTGTTGTCGGTGAATTTGATGTCGTAGTTAAAGTTCATGGCTTATCGTTTGTTTCTGCTTCCTGGGGCTCGACGTTTTTGAATTATAGTTTCCGTATGTTTTGCGTCTGTGCCGATAATTTTTCTATATTTACCATCAGGAGAGACAACGAGTGTTTTGGTCACGTCTGAAATTCTTTCGATAATGCCTTCGTCTCTATCAAAATGTTGTCTTTGCTTAAAAGACATATACACAATGTCTCCTTTACCTTTTTTGAACGTCACATCTCCAATAATGTCCCAAACATTCTTTGCTCTTTCCCCCATTTGGTTAATCGCCTGTTTCTGTCCTTGCGTAAAACCGCCGCCCACTCTCGCGAAACTGCCCGAAACTCTTTTACTCACGATAGTGCCTCCTTTCGTATTGAAATGGTTTGATTTTGGTCACGTTCCAGTCGAACTCCGCCGGGCACTTTCCGTACCACAAAATGCTGCTCGGCTGTAGCACTTCCAGCGCCTTGCGGCAGTGTTTGGCAAAGCACTCCGCTTCGTATGGGTCAGATTGTGTGCCGTGGCTCGAAATGCTCACGATGGCGTTTCTGGGCTCACCGTCAAAACACCAGTCATAACTTTGCTCGCCGCACCAGCAGAGCGTTGGAATGACGTGGATGCCGTGCGCCTGCCAGTATGCCGCCAGCCAGTGCTTTTTGTAGTGCATGAAAAGCTGCACCGCAAGCGGCATATCGCTGTAAAGCGAAAAATCCGGCGAACATACCGCGCCGAACTGCTGCAAAAGGGAAATGTATTTGTCCGGGTTGTTCCAGAACCGTTCAAACTGGTAATCGTCCTTGTAAAAATGCACGCCTTTTGTGGCCTTGTCTTTGGCCGTCAGCGCATAATTGACCGGGATCCATTCCAGCTTGTCAATGCGGATGTCCGTTTCCGGCTTGATGATAGGGATATGGAACTTTCCTTCGCCCGGAAAAATCATTTTCTCGGTGTTTTCCATCGGCAGAATCACGGTTCATCCCCTCTTTCTCTTGTGTTCCTCCGCCCACCACATCTGTTCTGCTTCCGTGCCGCCCTTGGATTTATACCACTCGGTGTAATCCATGACGGGGGTGGTTTCTTTGGTCACATTGTCCCGCTGCATGGCGTTCTGCCGGGGATACTTGCCCAGAGCAGAGGACAGCACACAGCGGCAGTGGTAGACCATCTCCGGGGCCGCGTTGGGGTCTCCGGGGCGCTGAATCTCGTAGCCCATGACCTTGAACGGCTCGTCAAGCTCTGCCGTCTGCTGGTCAAGCAGGCGGTGCATCTCACGGGTGCGGTAGTCGTGGGTGGAGTTCCAGCGCTTTTTGACCTCGATGCCCAAAGCCTGGGCGTTGTGCATCTGCTGCAATGCCCCGGCGTTCTGGGCGCTGGTAATGGCTGTGATGGCGTTGTTCATGGCCCAGTGAATCTCCGTGTCTGCCATGCCGTTTACGGCCTGCACGGCGATGTCGTGGACGCTCTTACCCTGCACGATGCCCTGCATGACGTAGCGGTTGAACACCCGGGCGTCATAGGTGCGGTTGCTCTCGCTCTTGATGCGCTTGTTGGGCACCATGCGGGGGTTTTCCTTCAGCAGGAGCTTGACCGCTTCGGTGTTGTACAGGGTCAGTCCGAACGTCACGCCTGCGGCCTGTTCCAGCTCGTAGAAAGCCCAGTTTGCGCCAAAGGAAAAGATGTTATATTGCTCGTCCCGGGCCAGCTTGTAGGCCGTCTCTTGGGCTGTGGTGCAGGTCTGCGTGATTCCGTCCAGCTTGGCGTGCATCAAATCGGACTGAAAGACCTGATTTTGCAGCCAGATGCGGTAATCCTCATCAGTGATTTCTCCTGCATCCAGCTGCGCCCGCTTGCGCTCATCCAACGCTCGGTACTTCCCAAGAAACTCGGTGAGCTGCTCGGTCATCTCCCGGCGGGCAGTGCCGTATACGCGGAGGATGCGTCGGCGCAGGCGGTTCAGCTGCCGGGTGGAAATGCGGTCACGGTCAGAAATCATGCTTCATCACCGTTGTCATCCTTGTCATCGTTCACGGTCTCCCGCTCCACGCTCTCTGCCATCAGCGCGGCCCGGGCCTTTTCTTTCTGCTCCGGGGTCAGGTTTGGCAGTAGGTCAATGGCCATGTCCTGCCCAATGATCGCCGCCTCGGAGATTACTGTGCTGACCTGCTCTGCGGTGTTTACGATCCGGCTCCGGTTGAATGTCGGCGTTGCGCTGCCAAAGCCAGCCAGCGCACAGATCTGACGAACAAAAGGTTTGATCTGAGCCTCGAAGTCGTCTGCGTTCTGGTTCATGGGTTCATAGGCTGCATCCAGATGGTCGTTGGTGCTGTTTGCGCTGACACAATGCACATCCAGACCGCCGAAGTCCTCATACACCCGGGTGTGGAGCAGCTCCAAAAGAGCCTGCCTGGCCGTCACAGGGATCTCGGTTGTGTAGGGGGTGATCTTGCCGCCCTCGCTGGTGTCCGCACCGGCAATGTGGTACAAATTCAGCTTCGCAAGGAACTCCTGCAGTTCATCATCGGTCATGCCGTTGAAGTTTTCGCACAGCCAGTAGATCTGTGCGCAATCCTGCAAGTCGCTGCAGAAGCCGGACGTCACCAGATCGGTGTTGTCGATGTAGGCTTTCAGGCCTACGAGGGTGCTTTGATGCAGGTCGGATCCCCACAGCGGCACCACAGGCAGAGTGCTGTAGTTTTCCCCCTCCACGCTTTCCAGCCCGCCGCCGGGGGTAGAGACGGTCACGCTCTTGTATGCCTGCTTCGGGGCCGTCTCCTGCATAGTGCTGCCGATCCTGCTTTCCGTGTACTCGGTGTAACCGTCCTCTTCGTACAGGACATAGTGCATATCCGTGTCAGGATTCAGCCGCCAGAACCGCACCCCGGCCCGCATGGAGCCGGAGGTCTCATCGTACAGGGGCGCAAACTCGGTCAGCTTGAACACCACCAGATGGTCGTTGTTCCAGAAGCCAAAGCTCTCACCGTGGATTAGGGCAAAGTATCCGGCTTTCTGGATCTGCTCGTCAAATTCAGCCCCCAGTTTTCCTTTGTCCACGTCCTTATCCGCAAAGGTGACGCCGTTTCCCAGGGAGTAGGTGGCACGCTGCTTGTTGAGCCGCCGGAACAGATTGCTCTTGACCATATCGGGCCGTGGAACATCCTGCCGCGTGTTCTTGGAAAGGCGCTTCAGCATAAAGGCGTAGGCTTGGGAAAAGCGTTCCGCGCCCGGGTTTTTCTGAGCGTCGTACAGGTCAGCGTCCAGCGCCATCCTGTAAGGGCCGGAAGCACAGTGCTGCTGCACGAACCGCCGGACAAAATCAGCCTGTTCCCCGGCGGCTTGCGCCTGCTGAAAGGTCTGGAATGTGTATACAGTGCTCAAAATCAATCCCTCAGTTTCACAAGGCGCTTTGTGCGCACGAAATAGCGGATAGCATCCATGCAGTGGTCGTTGACCTTCAGCACGGTGTCGTCTTTATCCGGGTCCCAAGCGTACACGCCGAACTCTTCCAGCGTGTGCTTGCAGCCCTTGTAGATCTTCAGCCGCCCGGTCTGCAGCATGGTCTGTACGTCCAGAATGCCGCTCATGACGTCGTTGTTTGCCGGGGTCTGGGTGAAGCCGTTCTTGCGCAGCTCTGTGATCAGGGGCAGGGCCGAGGGGTCTACGATGACCCGCTCCGGTTTCAGGCCGTCCAGCCACGCTTTGAGATCTGTGACGTACTCGCCCACGGTCTTTTGCCGCTTCTGCTCTCGCCCGCTGTAGTAATACTCCCGGGTGACGATCCAGCGGTCTGCATCGGCCTGTTTTTGGATCAGTAGGAACACCGTTGCGTTCTGGGTGCCGAAGTCGCACGCCACATAGGCGCTCTTCGGGGACAGCTCGGGCAGCACATCAATGACGTGTTTTTTTGGGTCGAACATGTCATATACAAGGCCCTCTGCCACCGTCCACAGGCCCAAAATGTAGCGCTGATAGAAAACGCCGCTGTACTGGCTGCGGTATCTGGCCTTGATGTCCTCGGAAAGCGACAGGTTGTCGTCCATCGTAAAGTGGAGGTACATCATCTTGCGGGAACGGCATTTCCGCACCCACTCGAGATAAAACCAATGCTGTGGGCTTCCAGGGTTGCAGTTGAACCAAAATTTTGACCCGGTGACGGAGCAGCGGGCTGTGGCCTGATTGACAAAGCTCTGCGGCATCAGGGCCACCTCGTCGAAGAACGCGCCGGCAAGGGTGATGCCCTGGATCAGGTCTTGGCTGCTCTCGTCCTTTCCGCCAAAAAAGTAAAACTCGTTAGTTCTGCCCCCCTTGCTGACGGTCATGCAGTTTTCTGCCCGGTGCTCCTTGACGCTGTAGCCACGGGCTGCAAGCTGCTGCTTGAGCGTCCCCAGCACGTTACGCCGGAAGCTGGCGATGGTCTTGCCACACATGGCAAACTGCTGCCCGCTGTAGCAGGTCATGGCCCACTGGACGAACGAAAAGCTCATGGCAAAGGTCTTGCCCGAGCGGATAGCGCCATCGGCAATGATGCCGTTGTAACCGCTGTATGCGCTCTGCGGTGTCCACCAGCTCAAGACCTGCTTTTGCCGCTGGCTGAGGGCTTTCCAGCGAAAACCGTTACTTTTCCGCATTGTCGTCCTCTTCCTTTGGCAGCATCTCCACGTCATCCGGCGGGCTTAGGTCTGCGGCGGCATTCAATGCCTTTATCAAACCATCATCGTGACGTTCTTCCTGCTCCGCTTCTTTCGGCTTATCGCTCCAGCCAAAATTAACTTGCAGGCTGAATCTTGCGCCGCCGTTTCCGTCACGATCATAGAGCCGTTCTTCGGCGTATCTCTCGCATCGAAGCTTCGCGCGCGTTATCGTGTCAGAAAACTCAGCTTTTCCTTGATAGTCAATCAAAGATTGCCGAGACTTAAATCCCAACGCCAAAGCTAGACCGGTGACCGTTTCTGGACGTTCGTCAATTTTTATCACGTTTCCGTATTTGTCCAAAACAGGCTTTCCGGTTTCGTCTTCTAGGACGCTCCCTTCGCAGCTTTTGAAGAACTCTTCGATTTTTTTCTCAAGTTCTTCTTTGCTCTCAAAGACGGGCGGTCTGCCTATCCTTTTGCTTTTGCTGTAGGCCACCGCCACCACCTCTCTAAACTCATGCAAAATAAAAACCGCCCGGAAACCCGAACGGTCAAAATATCGAATGTGCCGCTTGCAGGAATCGAACCCGCTACCCCCGGATTAAAAGTCCGGTGCTCTGCCAGACTGAGCTAAAACGGCATAAGAAAAACCAGCTTTGCTGCATGGAGCTCATCATACAAAAAGCTGGTTTTTAATCGTATTGTATCAGCAGCGGTTAATCCGCACGGATAGCAGGCCGTGCTCCTTGGATACAGCCACGGCCTCCGATCTCTGCCCGAGGCTCGCGTTTTGTGTGGTCTGCACGGAAACCGAAACGCCGCGCATAGCGCACAAAGTGGCTTTCTTTGTTGCTGATCGGTAAGGCCGAGAGGATAAGGCCAGCGCCGAGACGCGTCAAAAACTTTGCCATGTCGCAAATCAGTTCTTTCAAGCGCTCAAACATTTGTATGCCTCCTCTCCAAAAGTGTCCACTGTGGACACTCTAAAATCACGCCAGCCGCCAGCTGGATTCGAACCAGCACCCACGGAATGGATGTGCGCAGTGGTTGGCTGTGCAGTGATGTTCCCGTGGTGTCACCAACGTTGTCCCGCCTTAAATGGGCGGCGCTCTTCCAGTTGAGCTATGACGGCATATAAGCAGCGCCCCGCATTCAGTTGCGTTGGACAGGCGTCAAACGGTGGGCGCTGCTGTGTCCGGAACGTACGCCGCCAGACACCCGGCGTGCTGCGCGGCCCCCTCACAGGGCACGCAGATGGCATTCCCGGCAGGGACCGAGCCTGCATCCTCTGGTTTTGGAGACCATCGCTCTACCAATTGAGCTACGGGAATATAAAAGCCGCCCTTGGAATCGAACCAGCCGTGTCTACACACACGCGCCGCGCTCCAAACTGCGCTCAGGCGGCCATATAAAAACAGCTCCGGTTCTCCGCCGGGGCTGTTGGTTGGCGCACATCCTGTCAGGAAAGCTACACCTTGGCAAGGATTCTAAGGCCTTTTCTCGGCACGTGAGGTTGCACGTGCGGCCTTGCGGGTTGTCTAGTCCATGCGCCATATGGTGCGATACGGCGGAATCGAACCGCCTCCTGTCTCTCATGAGCGTCAGGCTGCCTTTGTGTCAGTGTATCGCATAGAAGCAGCCCGCGAAACGTGAAGAGAGAGCAAAGCCCAGTGCCTGCAAGCAGAAAAGGAGGAAAATGCCAAGAAGGGACACGTTTCGGAGGCTGCATGCATCGGTTTGCCTTTTCGGCTTTGCCGATGGTACCACAATAGCACAGATGCCGATAACAAGTAAATCCCAGAGCGTGTAAAAACAAAGCCCTCTGACGTTGTGCAAAATGTACAGGTTCAACTAAGATTCAGCTCGTTCGCGATCTCTGTCAGCTGGCTCAGACCTTCCGAAATTGCGCGTGAAACCTGAGACGGCTTGGAATAGCCGACTTTTGCCGCGATATCGGCGTGCCGCTTGCCTTCAACATAGCACAGGATGATGCACTTACTGCGGCGGATGGATGCAGGATCGGCGTGGAGCATATAGGCGGCTTCAATGGCATCCTTCTGCATCTCGGTATACCGGCATTTCAGCTCAGCCAGCTTTGCTTCTGCATCTATGGCAGCATCGCTATTGGTGCCCACCTTGTCGCTTGTTCCGGAGTGGCCGGGCGCGCCGGATGTGCTGGACGTAATTGTTGTAGCCGCACTGCGCAGGCTTGCAATGTGTTCCTGCTGCTGGCGGATCAGTGCCCGCATCCGGGGCAGGCGCTCGAACCAAGCCCGCAGCTTCTGCTCATCGGTGGTCTCTCCCGGCTTTTGCGTGTCGGTGTCAGATGTCCATGTGCGAGTCATTTGTACACCTCCTGAAAAAGAAACATGTTGACCGCCTGTCCACAGCAGCGGCAGTATGCAACCGACTCGTCGTCTTTGACGTATTGATTCAGCGCATCGCATTTTGGACAGCACCACCATCCAGAAGGCGCAGTATCCGTTTTTGGCCATTGAACGCGCTGCTTATCAAGACACGCTTCAATGTCTTTTCTGTTTTCAGCAAGATAGGCAACATCGGCCGGATTTATTTGAAATCTGAGACAGATTTGCTTAAACTTTCCGTCCCAGATTTCGATGCACAGCTCAGTCATCGCGCCCAAAATAAAGATCATGATGCAGAAACCACCAACGTAGCAAAATGCTGAACCTATAACTAGAAAAACTTGATTCATGCGGCTTTATTCCTCCATTTCTTCAATCTCGATTTCCACCCTCGGATTCTTTCGGTCGAGCTCCACCCGGCTTCCATCGTGGGCGGCAACAATCTTGCTGTTGTCGTCCTCCAGCACGCGGGCTTTCACCAGAATGTCCGTGGTCGCCTCGATGAGGTTTGCCAGATCGACCCGGCGGGCGGTCTTCATGTAGTACACGCACCTCACGTTCACACGGGCAGAGATAGGGCTGCGCGGCCTTTTGATTTGCCGCAGGCAGTCGGTCTCATAATCCACGTAAGCCTTGCTGGGAGCCACAAATGTGGCACCAGAGCGTGTGCGGAGAATGCGTGCTGAATTTTTCTTGGTGCGTGGGTCGCCGTAGAGGGTCAGGTGCATTGGTCTCCTTCTTTCATCATCTTCAGCACGTCTTTTGCGGTGCGGTAGCCCATAATGCCATTATGACCAATCAAAGGCTTTCCCATGACTTCCAGTAGTCCTTCGTTCCATCCGTAGGAATCGGGTGTGCAGATTGCATCCCAGCGGTACTTGCCTTTTTCCGTCACCACGATTTGCTCTCCGCCTCTATATTCGTGGTCGTAAATATGCTCTACGCCCATTTCAGTGAGAGCAGCATCTAGCTTTTGCATTTCAGTCATCGCTTTTACCTCCAAACTTAGTAGTATTCAATTTCCACCAACGAGGTGGATACCAACTCAAAGCGGCCATCTCCAAGAGGGATTTGCAGGAGCTGGTACTCTCGCTCGGAAGAAAGTTTCGGGTCTGGCACCAGCTCACCAAAGCCGTCCACGGTGATGGTATACTTCGGAGATCGTGTTCCAGCATATTTGGTCTTTTCAATTTCTGGGGAATAGACAGTGACGTGGTAGCATGGCTTTCTTTCAACTTCTACCTCGGCAGTGACTGCACCGCAGGATGTAAAACACAGCGTCACGATCAGTAATACTGCTGACACGATAAAACAGATCATTCTCTTTTCGGTTTTCATGCTTCACTTTTCCTCCTCAAAAGTCCCAGTCGGAAGGAACACCGAGACGGCACTCTCCATCCCCGTTGTCGCTGGTCGGTTTATCAAATGGGCAGCCCTGGCAACCATTTCCGGTCGCCAAACGGCAACGGCAAAGCCCCATCAAATAACGGGTCATTTCCTCCGGACTCATAGTGTCGGTTTCAGGGTTAGATTTCGTTTTCGGTTTCATGTTCTTCCTCCGTTCTCACAGCTTCCCGAATGCGCAATCTGGAAAGCTCAGCTTTCGCATACCACAGCTGCCAGTTGCCAAACCATCCCTTGTGGAGCAGTTTCCCGCCGTAATAAACAAGTTCCTGCCCCATCAGGTGGTCGAGAGAAACGATGTAAGCGCCGGGCTTGTACCTCATTTGCTCACCCCCACTGTTCAGCCATTGCTTTTGCGATTCCCGGAAATGTTTTGGCTCTGTTCTTCGCCCGATCAGCCGTAAACATCCCCTTATTTTTCACATCGTGCTTATGACTATACGAGCCGGACGGACACCATGTAGCAACAGGCTCTACAATGTCGGTTGGAATCAGCGGCGGCAGACCTTTGAGCCAAAGGCAGGTTTTCTTTGTGTACGGATGCCCGAACTGGTACGGTTGTATGCTCTGTGTATACTCCGGCAAGCAGAACACCCGGCTTGGCACTGGGTTCTCTATGCAAATCCGTGGAACATCTGCCCACCAGAAACGCATGAACAGGTCTCGGCCTTGAATGCCAAGCATCACACGGTCTGCCTGAAGCTCATGCCCTTTCCAAAGATGCCTTGCTCCGGCGTTGCTTAGATAAGTGCAGGGCGGGTGTGCAATGAGCAAATCCCACTTTCCGACTTCATGCGCCACGCCGTCCATCGTTACGATTTGCCCACCCTCAATGGCCTTGAGCGCATCTCCAAGAATATGCCACTCTGGATGCCCACCGGACGGCTCCTGAATATCGCAAGAGTAGGCTTCGTGGCCTTTTTCCCGAAAAGCCTTGCATACTTCCTGCGATTCCTCACAGGCAATCAGCACTTTCACCGTTTTCTTCCTCCCATCCATCCTTCTTTGTTGAAATCGTTACGGCTGATCCGCTCCGCCGCGTGGTTACCGTTGGTGTAGACGCGCTGCGCTTTCAGCTGACGCTTGTACTCGGCGTACTTCGGGCAGCTGTCGTGACAGATCGGGTGCCGGTCGGGGCAGTCTTTGCAGGGTTCAAGTTTTACCATCGGTCTGCACCCCGCTGTTCTCCTTGAGCATGTAACCAATGTGGTTCAGTGTGGTATCCAGCACCTGAACCGTTTGCTCTGCCCTGATTGCGTACGAGTACCCCCAATTTCCGCTCCCGTCCAGCCCGTCTTTCCAGTCGGTCAGGTACTTTTTCATAGATTCCGCGTCAATCACAGGCACTGCCGGTTCATCTTCCAGCACATCCATCGCGTCCATAATCTGACACGCGCGGCATCTTACGCCGTTGTAATTTTCGCAGCCACAGCAATATGCTGCTTTGATTTTTGCGATGGCTTTTTCGCGGTCGATATATTCGCTCATTTTTCAATCTCCTTCCTTGTCAGCTCGCTCACTCGCAGCCTTGCAGCTTCACGTGGGGCAGTTGTGATATCGGCCTGAGCCTGCTTTAAGAATTCGGCACGGCGGTATGTGAGGTCCGGCATTTCAGCCAGTTCTGCCAGTCCTCCCACGCTTCCGGCATAGGATTTTGCCGCCGGGGGGAGTTGGTCATACAAGGCTTGCAGTTCTTTCTGTCCGTCACTACGAAGCAGCCCGCCCTTTTCGTCAATGCCGGTCACCATCGGGAACTTGCGCCAGCTCAAAAATGTCTGTGCCTTGCGTGCCGCTACAGCCAGAGCTTCCCACTCAGCGGACGGGTCAAGACACTGGGAAAGCTGCTTGAAGATATCGGCCACCGTGACCGGATAAACGCATACCCGGTTTGCCGCCAGAAACGCCCGCTTGACAGTATCGCCGTCATAGTCGCCAAACTGGTACGTCCACACATCGATGGTGGTCTGCATCTCTTCATCGGTCAGCGGCTTGGAACCCAGCTTGTACAGCACAAAATTCATTCGGATCAGCTTTGCCACGTCTTCCCGCGTCATGTCTCAAACCCTCTTTCTCTGTCCATCTTCGCCAGTACCCGTGCAAGCTGGTCGTCTACGGTCTCGGTTGGCTGCTTGCCTCTCGGTCTGGCTTGTCGGCTTTGTTCGTTGGCTTCCACGTCTCCCAGCGTGCGCAGGCCGTCCCGTTTCCAGCCGGACAATATGCCGTTGATGTAGTTCCACGAGCGTTTTCCGGCTTCTGTAGCCTTGTCAATCGCCAGCAGGATCATCTCTGTGCTGTACTCCTGCCTCCACTTCTGCAGCTTGTCCAGTGCAGAGCGTGGAAAGTCCCCAACGGCCTGCTGATAATGCTGGACGATCTTGGAAAGTTCTACGTCAACGGCGGCGTGGGCGGCGCTATTATATATATCCCCGTTAGGGGATATACCATTACCATTACCATTTACATTACCATTTACATTACCATTACCATTTACAGATACAGCCGGATTTGCCGCGTTTTGCTGTTTTTGCTCGTCAAAGTCGGCATTTGCCGGATTTGCCGCGTTTTGCTGACGCTTGCCGTTTGTAACTTCTGCACCTTTACGCCCTGCGGCAGCTCTCTTTTCTCGTTTTTCGTTCCATTTTTTAGAATTTGATTCCACAGCCTCGGACATAAAGTCCCACGCCATTTCGAGCTTCTGGTCGTCCTCAAAATTCGGTGGATCGGGGAAATCAAGCAGCGCATCAAAAATCCTGCCTTTTTGCTCCAGAGACAATTTCCGCAATGGCTTTTTCCATGACTTGTAAATGACTATGCTTTTCTGTTCTTCCTCTTTCAACCGCTTTCACCTCCTTTGCACGCCCGTAACGCCAGATAGCACAGCGCTTTGCCAGTTATCAGAACGGCAGGTCGCCGTCGTCGGTGATCTCGGCAAAGTCGTCCGGCTCGCCCTGCGCGTAACCTGCCTGCGGTGCGCTGTGAGAGGCGTTTGCCTGCCGAGTGTAACTTTGCGTCTGCTGGTCGAAACTCTGCACAGCGGGCTTGTCTGCGGCCTTGGAGCCTGCAAAGCTCACATTGTTGGCCACGATCTCGAAAGCGGTGCGGTTGTTGCCGTTCTTGTCCTGATACTGGCGGGTCTGGATGCTGCCGTCGATGGCAATCAGGCTGCCCTTCTGGAAATACTTGCAGACGAACTCGGCAGTCTGCCGCCATGCGACAATGTCAATAAAATCGGCCTTGCGCTCCTCGCCCTGGCGGACATAGCTGCGGTCGCAGGCGATACGGAAACGACACACGCTGGTGCCCTGCGTGGTGGTCTTGAGTTCCGGGTCCGCCACAAGGCGGCCCATGATGGCTGCAACGTTAAGCATGCATCAATCCTCCATCGGGGCTTCGTAAGATTCACAGTCAACATTTGCACCCATGAGGACCTCCGGGCACTCCACACGGGCAAAATAAGCGGCTGCGCGATACTTGAGCATCATCTCGGTCATCTTGGGCCAGAAGCTGTTGGGCTTGTCCCACCACCCGGAGTCCTTTGCCATTTTAACCGTGACCTTCGGCCCCTCGATTTTCTCACCGGTGACCTTGTCCACACCGATCAGGCGGCATCCCCAGTTGTCCTTGCCTTCCTCGCCCTCCATGCGGTAGCGGGTGCGACCGGCAAACTGGCCGGAGTTATCAATCAGGGCTTTGCAACTCTTGCCGCTCCAGGACGGATTCCCCCGCACGACATACAGATTCTGCATGACGAAGGCCGGGTCCATGCCCATTCTGGCCGCCATGTTGCAGGCAACGGCACAGGCAGCGACGTTGCCTTTATAGCTCTGCGGAACCATGCCGTCCGGAAGTTGAGCGTATGCTTTTCCCATGCTGCAAGCAAGTTTCCAACTGCTGATTGCAGCGCTCGCGTTGGAGTTCTGAATGGTGGTTTCTTCTGAAATTGTCTGGGGGATAGCATTTTCATGCACCTGCGCAGGCTGTTGCTGTTCGACAATGATTGGTTTGGCAGCGGTATCAGGCATGGTGGATTTCCTCCTCTGTGAATTTAATTTGAATGATATTTGCAAAGCGCTTGATCGCATCCAGATCCGAATTTGTGCAGTGAAAAACAATTTTGCGGTCGCGTGGCTCTTCGTGCTCGGTAAAGCTCATAAATTCGCCGTCATTGTATTCGTCAGGGTCAAAGTCGAACTTTTCCAGGGGGTCTTTGAAGGACACAGACGGCTTTACAAGGTTTATCACATTCGGATTCTGCTGGGGCCCCTTGTAGTTGTCTGGCAAGCCATTGATGACTGCCTCATGCAGCAGGGTACGGTACTCATTCCCGTAACAAAAATCAATGCTTTCGTACGGTTCAGGCATGACCTCCGCGCCGCCCGCTGCGTGGATGATGTCAATATCGCACATCATCCTTCCGACCATCCTGTAAATGCTGTCAATCACGGCTCGGCTGAAAGTATCGTCCATGTGCCCTTTTTCGGCGAACGTCGTGAAAAAGGACACTGCGTGGTTGATCTCGCTTGCGAGGTCATTTCCGGCATTGATGAGCCGGAACGTCATGTGCTGCGGGCCGACATAGTAGTAAATACCCTCGGCCTTGTTGGAAAGGTCTTTGACGCGCTCCCTCTTGGTCATACGCTTCATGCGTTCTTTCTGCATAAATATTCACCTCGAATAGATCAGGTTGCCCAGGGCGTCCTTGACGTCGATCTGGCTGTATTCACCGGTCTGGATCTGCTCATCTGCCCAGTGCTGGGCGTCCACGCTGGCCTTGACCGGCTCGCCCTCGAAGCATTGCACGTCAATGCTGCAGTGCTCTTTGCGGTGTCCGTAGCAATAGTAAAATGCCACGTCATGCATTGTAAAAACCTCCTGTTTGTGATATCTTTGTGGTGATGGGCGGCGAAACTCATCACCCTTTTGGCTTGTCCGTGTTGGAGCACGGGCAGGCTCTTCTTTTTTTGCGGCGTATCGGCGGAAGACTGTCCAACTCATCACGTCGGATGCACTCTTTTTCAAAAATGTACTTGCGAGCCCGACGCCTGCCGTTGCGGCTGTGGCAGCTCGCAGACGCAAAGCTGTTTGCGCTTTTGTAACCCAGCCGTCTGGCACACATCTCAGACGTACCGCTGGCAATCAGGTCTCCGGACTTGGCGTCATACACGGTGTACCACATGACATGGATGACAGTGTCAGGCATACGTGATCTCTCCAGATTCCTCTTGCAACATCTCCAGCACGTTGTCCATTTCTTCGGCGCACATCTCAAAGACGTTTGCCCGTGCGGAGTATCCGGCCCGGACAACAATGTCATCTGAGGCTTCGGCTTCTCGCCTGTAGCGTTCGGCAAGCCGCGTGTAGGATTTGACTTTGCCCTCAACGTACTCTTTGGCCGTCATCATGCCCCACGCTCCTGATTCTCCGGGTATTCCGGGTTGCGGGCGTGGGCGCGGTTGATCTTGCCGTACTTGCGCCGCTTTGCGGCTCTCTCCCTGTCCTCTGCGGCAAAGCCCAGACGAGCCAGCAGAACAGCGGCCAAAATCAGCGCCAGCGACACCGCAAACAGCGTGCCGGAGATGTATCCAGTGGTCTGCGCGGTGCCCTCTGCGCCCATAGCTGTGCCCATTCCAACGCCGCCAAAAATGACAGCCAGCCAGTAGTAAGTAGTAGATTTGAGTTTCATTCTTTCGGATCCTCCTTTGTATAAACCTTTTCGAGCTTGTAAAAATCCTTCACCCACGCCATAAACCTGGCACGGGAGATGTCAGGGCAAGGCTCTTTTGTTCCTACGGACGGCTTTGACCACTCCGGGAAAATTCCCGCCTGGATTTGCGCTCCCAAGACCTTTTCGGTCTTTGAGATGTTGTTGTCCCGAAGAATCTGGACGCACTCTGCGATTCCCATGTTCGGCTTCATTATCGTCCGCCTCCTTTTTGTTCTCAGCTGCCGTTTCAGCCGGATATGCTCCAACCGCTCCGGCTGCCTTGCATCCCAGCGCTGTTCAAGCCAACGCTTGTTGTAGTGCTTCTTCACGGTGCATCCTCCACAAACTCGCCATTTTTGAGGGTGTACCAGGTGTTCTCTTTGATAACGGCTCCGTCAACCTTTGCCATTTTGGCCAGCAACATATTGCCGTCATCATCGTACTCGGTCAGCACCAGATAGCAGCCCAGTGCGCCGCACGCCTTACCGCAAGCACCGTTTACAACGGCAATGCTATCTTTTCCGTCTGCTTTTGCGTTGCAATAAGCCCCAGTGGCTGCCGCCGTGCTGTAATTGCCGCTGGAACCCGCCGTACTGGAATAGCCGCTCGAACCAGCCGTACTGTAATCGCCGCTCGAACCAGCCGTACTGGAATAGCCGCTCGAACCAGCCGTACTG